CTGGGAACTTGAAGACACTGTTGTAGGCAAGTGTCCTGGAGCCGGTGCCGTCTTGGACGACACGGATCACACCGCTCTGACCAGCAACAACATTCGTCGGGGCACCAAGGGTGCGGTTGCCACCGAGGGTGACCTGGAACTGGTTGCCGAGGCTCAGGTCGGTGGCAATCGTTGCGGCATCGGTAAGGGTGACGTAGGCGCCGCGTTGAGCAGCGGTGAAGGTCTGTGCAACGTCGGTTTTGGCCGTGTCTGCGTCATAGCTCTGTACCGTCGTGCCGATGGCAGATGTTGGTACATAGCTGCTCATACCAGCTTGGGTCTGGTAAGTGCTAGCAGCGTTAGCCGTTGTCAGGTAGCTGGTCATCCCCGACTGGGTTTGGTAGGTAGAAGCAGCGTCAAAAGTCGTCAAATACGACGACATACCAGACTGTGTTTGATACGTCGATGCGGCGTTAGCCTGAGTCAGGTAAGTAGACGCAGCAGTCGTGGCATTCAGCTTGCTGCTATCAAGAGCAAGAATGTCTGCCTCAGCTTGGTTCAGGTCTGTCTGCAGAGTGGTTACATCACCCTGTAGTGTCGTGATCGCATCGCCATACCGTGTCTCTGGATCATTCGGGAAATACTGAATCCAGTTCCAGGTAGAACCTGCAGTGGTGTAGACAATACGAACACTGAGACCAGAATCACCAACAAATCCTGCAGGCTTACCACTCAGAGGGCTGAAGCTTTCAATACCAGTAGAGTTGACAACCTCAACAGCGTCGTTATTAGCAGGACTCGCTGGAATCGCAGCAACGTTGGCTACGGTGTCATAGAGAATGGCATTAGCCACAGCAGAGGCTGCAGCGTTAGCCGTGCTGATGGCTGTGTTAGCTGTGGAGAGTGCGGTGGAGGCGTTGCTAGCTGCGGTGTTAGCAGTAGTGACAGCAGTTGAAGCGTTGGACGATGCAGTATTTGCCGTAGAAACAGCAGAGCTTGCATTGGTTGAAGCTGTATTGGCTGTGGAGACAGCAGCAGTCGCATTAGTGCTAGCTGTATTGGCAGTGCTCAGAGCGGTGTTAGCGGTGCTAAGAGCAGTAGCAGCATCACTAGCAGCACTATTGGCTGTGCTGAGTGCTGTTGAAGCGTTCGTGCTAGCCGTATTGGCAGTAGACACAGCAGCACTAGCGTTGGTGCTAGCGGTGTTAGCTGTGGTTACAGCAGCAGAGGCGTTAGTAGACGCAGTGGTAGCTGTTGCACTGGCTGCATTGGCGGTGCTTAGAGCGGTGTTAGCCGTTGTCGTAGCACTGTTTGCCGTAGAGATAGCAGACGTAGCATCCCTATTCGACTCCTGCGTCACATACAGGTTCTGAGTGAAGTTATCATTCAAATCCTGAGAACGAATAGCAGAACCCGGATAGAACTGAGCAGCAAGAGCTGCGTCATCAGTGACACGATAAATCCGAATAGCAACACCATTAGCAGGTGCTGTGTTGAATTGGATCGTGGTAGCGTTGGCTAAGGTGTATGCAGTTGTAATCGTACCGTTCAAGGAAACCTTGATGTCGGTAGTCTCTAGGTATGGGAAGGTAAAAGAAAAGAGGACGGTGGTTCCGTCCCCTGTGTAGGTATTCTGAGTGACAGCCATTACTACTTACCAAAAGAAGGTTCTAGAATTTCTCGATAAGCGTCAGCTTGCGTGAACTGACCTTGCTTCCTCATGTTGTCAACTGCAACACGGTTCATTTGCGCTCTGATCATCGGAGCAACTTCAGAGTCGTTCTGCATAGCAACCCAAGCGTTCTGCTTGGCATTTTGGAAGATTTCATTGATCTCCTGGTTATGCATGTACGACATTGGATCGATGTCTCGTTCGCCTGAGTTGCGATCAGATTCCATCTTGAGAATGGATTCAATAATTTGAGGACGAGCGAAAAGCTGATTCAATTGAGATTCGATGTTCTGCTGCCCAATAAAAGCCTGGAACTTAGATTTAAGCTTTGGTGGTAGTTGACCGCCACCTTGACCAGGAAGTGTATTAACCGTAGTTTTAACGTCGTAAAGAGAACGGAATAGCAGCTCTCGTGTAGGGGTGGTATCTAAGTTAATTTGGAATGGCATCACGGTGTTCCACATCCTGGTTGGAAAGTCGAACATCTTGAGAGGAGAGCCATTCAAAAGGTCGCGCTTATAAGGAAGATCAGCTAACTCACCTGCCCATAGGTTGCGGTTGGCGATACTATCCGAGAACTCAGCAGAGAGTTCACGCATGCCAGGGTTGAACAACTTACCAATTTCATTGCGAAGCGACGAAAGAGGAACTTGGTTATTGATCATACTGGCAGCTACACGAGAAACTTCGCCAGCACTTTGAGCAGTAAGTGCCTCAGTAAGTTGGCTGAGACCCTGCATAAATGATTTATTGACGATGTTGGCTACAAGCAGATACTTAGCTCTGTCAAGCATCTTAGATTGCCAATCAGGCCCCATCTCCTTTGATACATCGCCAACATCGGCGACGAACGAAAGGAACATGTTGAATGGCTCAAGAGAGTCGTAGCTGACCCACTGTCCAGCAATACGCATGGAACGGGGCTGCCAACCCATTTGCTGCCAAGTCTCACGAAGCTGCTTGTCTGAAGGTCCATTACCAGTAAGATTGCCTGAGGCATAGAAAAGGCCAGCCATAGTTACAACACTTGTTGCCATAGCTTCACGACCTTTAATCAAAGCCTTAGCAGCAGCATGTTCAGCATCATTGTTGATTCCGTATTTCACAAGATCAGGGTGACCAGACGGAAGTGTGCTGATGTCTCTTACCTCCTTAATGTACCTATTGAGGATTGGAGTATGCTTACCTGTAAGAGTGAGTGCGTTCCAGCTAGTCCGTGTGAAGAGCATGAACGGCTTTAGCCACGGCGACATAGCGAGTGCATTGTCAATGTTCTCAAGCATCCTTGGCATGTCTTGAGTCATTGCTGTCTCACGGAAGTTACGCTGAGCCAATGCATCAGACAAGGTTCCATCAGGAGCGAAGATCTGACCGTAGAGTTGTTTCTCGTACTCCTGAACAAGATCCCGCATTGCAGTATCATCAAGAGTTAGGTTCTTGGCTTGTGCGTAGTCAAATGCCTTGTTGATTGCAACTTCCTTGAGACGCATACGCCCGGTGATGTGCTGGAAAGCAACATCAGTTGCAGCCATTACCTTTGAACTCCACGTCAATAGTGGATTCTTGTTCATCCCACGCAGCATCGCTACTTGATTGAACAATGCACGTTCAGATTCGCCACGATTAGAATCAACCCAAGCCTTAACCATTTCAAATTCAGCGTCATCTACACTTGTGGTGTAGGACGTAGCAATGGTTTGCAGGTCAGGCAGTTCATTTCCTTTGAAGTTAGACTGCAGATTAAGGCGGAATAGCTTCCAACTTTCACCTAAAGCCTCTTGAATCGCGTGTACCTGAGCAAAGGCAGTCCTCATCACACGATCATCGCCCTTCAGATAGCTATCAGTAGCCCCTAGTGCAGTCTGGACAGGTCTAAGTGCCGTGATCAAGCTGCTTCCAACGACTGTTCTGGTAGGTGTTTTGGGACCAGAGAGGACGCTGTGTACCATAGTGGCGCCTAGTTCTTTGGCACGCATACCTTGAACCTGAACATCCCCATCCTTGTAACCACGTAGACGGTTACGCATGAAGTTATCAAGATCATCCCAACCCTGGATAGAGTCGGTCATTGAGTATGCATCGGTGATGACGCGAAGGAGATCATCTGTCTTATCACTATCGAGTGCCTCACGAACCATAGACGCACCCTCCTGAACAGAAGCTTTGATCTCATTCAGACGTGCTTCTACATCAGTAGGCTTTACCTTAAGTTCACTAAGACCGAGAGAACGTAGATAACGACTCTGTTTTAGGCCCATGTGGAATGTAAGCCAACGCTTCTCTAGGCGGTCATACAGCCCATCTTTAGCAAGAACATCAACCTCATCAATAACACTCTTAGATGCAAGAGCAAGATCACGCATCTCGCGATCAAGTAGGCTGAGTAGGACGTTGGTCTTCAGGTGATCATCAATTCGATAGTAAGCGATGTTTTGTGTGGTGTCGGGATTGGCACCAACAAGGACATTGCCACCGTAGATCTCCTCAAGCTCAGCATCACTAAGTTCATAGACCTTACGACCAGCAAGGAGTTGCGTGGTTTCGTCGTAGATCTCAGTAAAGAAGTCACTAGGACGTTGCCCTTTCTTAGAAAGTTCAGTGATAAGTTCCTTGTATGCCGGGTCGTTATTCAAACGATCAAGCGCTTCTTGTGGGATACTCTTGACTCCACCAGGAACACTGGTGATACGTTCGTATTCGACTTCAGTCAGAGGAGAGCGGGGAGAACCTTTGGATTGCTCCCAGTCAGTTTTGATACGTTGGACATCAGCAACGGTATTCATTGCTGAATTGGTGTTACTGAAGGCTCTGCCTTGACTAGGATCACCGCCTTCGTTGATATAACCGTCAAACTCCTGAGGCTTGTTTGGATCATCAAACTCATCCTGAAGACGCTTCATTGCAACTTCAGTTTCGTTGTCAGCTTGAACACGAGCACGTCGTTCAGGGTCATATACAGTGTATTGATCCAACCATGAAGTACGCTTCTGACGGGTTGCAACTTTGACCTTGAGGTTGAATTTCTCCTCGTCGGTCATGTCTGCATAACGTTTGTTATCAAGAGGATTTTTAGCGTAATCACGTTCAGCTTGCTGACTAGCAGCACGTGTGATTTCAAGATCCTGTTTCTTGAGAGCAGATTGACGAGCCGCCTCCATACCAAGATTTACATCTTCGCGGACAATGCGTGCGGTGGATTCAGAGGTATTGACCGGGAGCGAACGTGGCTTATTGATGACCTTCTTAATAGCCCCCTGAGCACCCTCAAACAACAAGTCAGCAACAGGGCCAATACCTAGACCCTCTGCCATGTTATAGATGGTTCGCTGCACAGGAGATGCGTTTTCTGGGGGAGAGAATGCTTCAAGAGCATCAGACCATTCAGGCTTGACCTTGCGAAGATCTTCGATCATCGTGGTCTGTGTGGAGCTGTTACTTGCAGCATCAGCAATAGCACCTACAGCAGCGCTGTGAAGGAGGTTCTGACCGAGATTTGCTGCTTTACCTGCAGTGGTTGTTGCAGGAGTAATCTTTGGTCCTTGAGCTACGTATTTTGCAGGTGCTCCAGGTAGGCGTCCAGCGGCTTTACGAGTAAGAAGGGCCAGACCACCAAACTCAACAGCACGCCGAATAAACCCACCCCATACAGTACGAGTGATAGGAGGTTCACTGAAAGGGAGCCAAGCAGGCTTGTACTCACCGTTGTCAGTTTGGTAGAAGCGGGGATCAAAGACCTTCTGAGGTAAACCTGCAACTGAATTAGCCACATCCTGCAGACCACCAACGGCAGCGTTGCCAAGCTCTACAGCATTCTCCTTTAGACCAAACTCTTTAGGATCCATTGTCTGCTGACTAGGCAAAGGAGCACCAGTCTTCGGATCAGTGGTAGCCTTGATTAATTCTTCTTCTTGTTGACGTTGTTTTTCTAGAAGAGCTTGTTCCTGACGACGGCGCTCCTCTTCTTCAATTGCAGTATCAAGGTATTGCTGATCCTGCTTGTAGGATTCGGGATCGTATTGATCACCGGACATAGGAGCAGAGTAAACCATAGTTAGCTAGCTGTACCGTGTAGGAAATAGAATTGCCTTCCATTTGGAAGTTTGATAACAAGCTCGTCACCGTGCTGGGTTTTGCGGTTGCTGACAACCTGAGCACCGTTTGAGAGATAGACAGGAGTGCCATCGTCGAAAGCAAAGTCCCATGCTTTATGGGATCCATAGTCTCGGCCTGCTCCAAAGCGGCCACCATCCACGGTGACACCTTGGCTAAGCGGACCTTTTGCTTTACCGACGCGAATGTATTTATCAAGGAAATGCCGGTGGAAGAATCCACCATCGGTTGCCCCTACATGGAGATGTGCTGCGGTGCTTGTAGGACCAATGTTACCGACACGGTAGACAACATTGGTTCGCATCATCTCAGGTTGACGCATCGGAGATGGAGCCTGAAGCGTTGTCCTTAATTGCTGAAGGCGTGTACGTAGAAGCTCTTTAGACTTTTCATTTTGAAGTCCAATCCACTCTTGTCCCATGCCAGCAACTGCTGCACTCAAGGAACCAGAGCCAGTCAAGAAACGGCCAGCACGACCCTTCAAAAGAGCAATAGCGAGTTTGTCCTGCGTGGCAGCATCAAAGCGATCTGTAGGTTCAACACCCGTTGCACCATACGAACCATTCATCAGACCACGAAGTGTAGAACCAATGATTTGATAACGACCTGCAGCATGAACCTTACTTTGACTATGGAGGTTCATGACCTCAGCAACAGTCATAGTAGAAAGACCACGACCAAAGACATCGTTAGAGTTGGCACTGCCAATGGCAACAGTTCCACCAGCACTGCCACCTCGATTCATTGCGTCATACTGGCCGTAACCCATGCTTTCACGAGAAGCGATCAGATCAAGCAGAGGCTTGTAGTTAGCTGATGTAGAGAAAGCCTGGTATGTATTAGCTGTGCTGGGGTAGCTACTAAGACGTATCTGCCAGCGAGGATCGAGTCCTTTAAAGATCTGATCGGCGCCTGAAAGACCAATTTGAAGTGTGGAGCCTGAAGCACGAAGCTGTGCGTTGGCGATGTCGATAATCGTACGGGGATTACCGTTCTGATCAAGACGGCCAGAAGCAGCGGATGCAAGAATTGGAGCAAAGGTACCACCTTGGCCACGAGCAATGCGCTCAAGATTCTTCAACTCAGCGGGGTCAAGGAAAACATCGGTTTCGATGTTGAGCGTCCTGTTATTGATCCGACTACGTATGTCCTGAGCACGCTTTCTAGCTCGTGTATTGTCAGGAATACGGCCTTGAAACTCAAAAGGAGCTTCTTGGTTGAGGTTTGGACGGAACTTACCATTTGCATCAAGCTGACCCTTCATTGCAAACGGACCGCCTTTGCCTTGCTTACCGTCTTCGATAAGGTTCTTGATGTACTGCTTTGCAGAATCAACAGCAGCTTGTGGAGACAGGTTGCCAACGCTCATCTCATAGCGAACCTTCTCGTTGAAGAGCCGCTCTGCATAGTCACTGGCAGCGATGAATGCCGAGCTATCTACGCGATCAGATCCTGTTTGCTTAAGGGTCTCTTTGATGCGTGCATTAATTTCACGCTTCGCATTTTCGACACTATCCTTAGGAAGCGTAGCAAGGTTGTCGTTCTGACTGGCCTTGGTCTTATACTTCGCTACCAGATCGGGGTTGGTTGCTAGATAACGATTCAGCTCCCTAGTGGTGAGGAGATTTCGATTATCCAGATCCTGGAGGTATGCGTCTAGAGCTTGTGCCTCGACGTACTCAGTAGTGCGTGTCTTAAGATCTTTTAACCAGGAAGGGGCCTCGCGATTAAACTCACCTTCGTATTGAGTGATGAGTGAGTCAACGGCATCTTGAGTTAGAGGTACACCAGCTTCAAGGTTGTCATATACCTTTGTTTTAAAAGCCTTCTCCTTCTCACCTTCTTGGAATTCCTGCTCATCAACAGTACGCTTTTCACGCTGGTAAACGGCGTCATAAGCCTTAGCAAGCTGAACAGCAAAGTCCTCACCAATGTTGCGTGTTTGACCATCTGCACGGACGTATGAACCAGCACGGATGTTGTCGAGAGTTTCTCGATCAAGGAGACCCAAGGAAGCGTACTTCTCAAGGATCTCTCCGGCCTCACGTTTCTTAGCTGAGCGCATAGCAGGATCGCCACCAGACCCTCTGGCAATCCAATCAATAAGACCAGCACCAGCATCTACACCACGTACAGAATCAAGGAGGTCTTTAGCATCTTCTTCTTTCCGGTTCTCTGCAAGGACTTTATTACGCGCCTCTTGATACGAGACACGCTCCTGCATTTCAAGGCTACGCATCTTAGGGTAAAGATGCTCATTAAGGAGTGCAGGATTGATTCCGTTGTAGCTTTTCAGAAACTCAGTTCTGACATAAGCGTTAGCAGCTTCCCACTCTTCAGTAGAAGTGGCACTGGAGAGGGTGATCTCTCGGTCACCAAACGGGATCGGAGTGTCAGCAGATGTACCACGAAAGATGGCGTAGTCTTGGCTACCTTGAATGGCATAGGCGCGAGTCGCACCATACAGTTTCCAACCACCAAGACCACGAACCTTATCAAGAACCTCAATGGGGACACCACGGAACTCCATCTGATTTGCAGCAGCATTCGCAGCAGCAGCACCCTTAGTAAGTTGTTCCTTTTGGGTTTCGTACTCAGCGAGAATGTTTGGTGTTACACCGTATTGGAAGACAAGGTTCTGACCATAAAGCTGATCAGACTCTTTCTTCTGCTTAGCATAGTCAGAAACAATGTTTCCAACAGTCTTTGACAAATCAGCCAGAGCAGAAAGGTTCTGAATGTCAGGTTCACCAACATTCTCGGCTTTTAGCTTTAGGTTATTAAGTCTTGCCTGCTGGTAGTTCCTTCTAGATTGACGTTCAAATTGGTAATTGTCATCACGGTTCTGTTGTTCCCGTGCAAGAGTGCCACGTAGGGCTTGCTCGTAATCGTTCCGTTGAGAGGTCAGTGCATTAGCATTATCACGCATACCCCGTAGGGTGCGATCAGCTTGCTCTTGCATCCTGGACAATACTCCCATCGGAGCTTGGATTGGTTGAAATCCTCTTTCTTGGGCGTACCCTTTGAATTTAACCTGATCCATTTATTTCTCCGTTATTTATAGAGTGAACTTAAAGAGCCCGTAACCCCTGCAATTCCACTGATCGCAGCATTCCAAACAGGTAAAGAACTTCCACCCTTAACAGTGTTAACCATCTTAATGGGCTTAGGCGGCTTCTTCGGTTTGCGAGGATCTTGGAAGATTGCACGAGGCGTTGCAATAGGAGCTGGCAGCGTGGGAAGCCTTTCAGGACGCAGCATTCGATTAGCTTCAGCACTAAGGTCAGCGCCATACTTCGCAAGATCAATGTCACGAAGATTGGCTGTGCTTTGACGTTCTGCACTAACAAGACTCTCAGCGATGACAGCCTGATTCCTCCCGTAGGATGCAATCACGCTTTGCAGGCCCTTTCCTGCTGAACGACCTGCTTGACCACGTGCAGCAGCCTTACCTTCCTCTTGAAGAAGTTGTACAAGAAGGTCTTGGTTATTGAAAGCTGCTTCTTGAAATGTTTCCTGTAATCTGCGATTCTCTGCTTGGTAAGCAAGAGCAGCAGCTTGTGAATTGAAGTTTCTTTGTTGACGGTACAACTGCTCAGACTTGTTGTACATCCGCATCTGCTGGTTGTACTCAAAGTTCTGGATCTGAAGACGATAGTTGTAGTCTTGGAAGTTAGTAGCATCACGATAGTTAGCCAGACGCTCTTCGTTGTCTCGCTGGATCTGGATGCCATCCTTAAGGTAATTATAGTTAGCCTTTGTATCTTGCCAGTTAAACCGATAGTTTTGTTTATCGTATCTAAACTGACGATTGATTGCTTTCTGCTGCAGCTCTCTAGCTTGATCTTGCTGGCTCTGCTGTGCCGAAGCACCAAACAGGCCACCAATCGCAGAGATGCCAGCAGCAACAAGTTCCCATGCCATTACGCCCTCCTATAGAATCGTGGTGAATAAGATCCTTCCCACATCATCGAAGTAAGAGAGATCGGGAATGGTGAATCACTAAAGACCTTTAGGTCAAAGTTTGAATTACGTTGATGAATAGGTAATGTGTACACGGTCTGTTCATTCAGAGGAACGTCATCAGCCAAGTAATAGTCAGCATCTTGGATCGACTGAACGTCATACCATTCGGATTGACCTTTTGCTTTCAGCTTGAAGCCAACATTGCTGGAAAGACCAACCGAGAACTTCACCCGAGCCACTGTTAGGTTTGCTGTGTAATCAGATCTGTTCTCCCCAATCTGGTAGTAGATCGTTGGGAGTTGAATGTCGAAGTCATACTTGAATCCAAGGTAGACCTTACTTGCTTGTGCTGAGTAATCATCACCAACAAACTCAAAGTAAGGACCAGTTAAATCACTACCACGAGTAGGAGTCACAGTGAAGCCAGACTCACCAGTGTTGGTTGGGTCAGCAATGATCACAGCAGGGCTCAGCCCAGTAATGTCTTTGTACCGGAGGTAGCAACGATTAACCTTCGTAGTAGCGTTGTAAGTGACGCTAGAAGGCGTTGCATACTGATCCAGGCATAGTTGCACCACCTGACCGCTATCGGCTCTCAGAATGGCATCATCGGGGGTCTGAGTGAGGTTCGCTTTGCAGAGGGTGTACTGCCCTGATTGGTAGGTGACAATGTACGTGTCATCACTATCGACAGTAAAGAACTGGACATTGCCTTGCATCTTCCAGTTGAACCATGTCTGCATTGCTGTCTCTTCACCAACTGTGTAAGTCCTGAAGAAGTACACGTATTGGGAAGACGGGCCATACATCGCAAAGAATGAGTTCTGAGGTGATGCAATGAGATCAGCGACAGAATCAGGAACCCATTCAGAAACCACTCGGCCAATGTCCAACACATCAGGGTTTTCTTGCTGACCACGAGTAGCCATTGCGTAGATACGGGTATAACCTGGAGACTTGCTCAGGAATACCATGTTTGTACCAACGTCTACTGGTGGGATCAGCTCTTCATTTTCGTAGTTGGAGATGGTCCTGATTACTGAAGTCTTAGGGGTAAGGATACCGTCATCTGAATACATCAAGAACTGCTGAGTTTTGCTGAACATCACCAGACCCTGAGCAGCAGGTAGCACTGAGTGAAGAACAGCAGGTCTCAAGCTAGAGCAACTGATGTCAATAGGATCGTTGTCAGCTTGGGTAAGAGCAGAGACGTGGTAGAAGTTGTAGAACTCACCACTTTGACTCATCGACACATTGTCACCAGTCAAGAAGCCAAGGCGGTTGTTGTGGAAGAAGACCTGTTGGATCTTTTTGCCAACAAAGCTTGGATGCTCGTTAGTTTCATCATCACCAACCAGACGCTCTTCCCAAGTGATGGGCCTGAACTCAAAGGTGTTTAGTGCGGTGTTCACCAGCTCATGCGGCATGGTGGATGCAGTCAGACCCTTGGATACGTTCGGTGCAACGGTCTCCTGCCAACTACCTTTACCAGAGACACCGTTCTCTGCGATGAAGGTTGCGTAGTAGGAGTCCTCTTTAGCGACAGTATTGTTGATCTTGATGACTCGACCCTGAACGCTTTCAGCAGGCAGTTCAGAGAAGTTATTGGCTTCATCTTGAAATGCTCTCAGCTCTTCACCGCTGATACCACCACGAGCTTCGATGGTGAAAGCAGACGATCCAGAGAGTTCGATACTGCCTTTGCATTTAGTCTTCGTAACACCAGCAGGAAGGGGGATGTTCGTAAAGATCTGATCTAGAATGTCAGTTGCATTCAAGACCTTGTTCGTCGTTGTATTGGTGTTAGCAGGGTCTTCTGTGTTCTTTGTGGTGAAGCTATAAGCTGCAGCAGAACCTACCTTGACGTAATACTCAGCGCCGTACTCCGCACTGTAAAGACGGATGGTTGCCTTTGACTTTGCAGTGAAGCTTGGTGCTGCTTGGGTTGTAACAGTGACTTGGTTATTAGCGACAATTGTTGTATCTTGAACAGTTAGTACCTGAAGACTATTCTTGGCATTTGAGCTACCGTAGGTCAGATAGCTGCTTCCAGTATTGGCTACAGTGACAGTCGCTGCTGGGTTGTTGACATTCCAGATGTTGATGCTGGTCCCATAAATCACACCGATGTACTTCTCAGTATCATCTCGGTTGATGTAGAACCACTTACCATTTTGGAATTCATTCGTGGTAGACGAAAGGTTGCCTAACCACTTGGTGCCAGGCCGCTTTGACAATCCATAGGTAGGATCTGCGTAGGCATTGATTGCTTCTACAACCTGCCCTGGAAGCTTCTTGTCGTCTGGTTGCTTGGATACACCACCAAGAAAGTTAGGTATTAGTTGAGTTACACTTGCCATCAGCGATACAATGCCTTATAGGGTTCATAGCTGTTGTAGTAGTTGACTCCACGAGGATGACCAAAGAAGGTGTAGTCTCCTTGGTTGCATTCATACTCAAGAGCCATTGCACGGGTGTATGCTTCTTTCTGTTGCAGCATCTGGTATTGAGTACTATCACCAACAATCCGTGAGGATGTGATACTGGCAGCTCGTGCAACGATGTAGTCTTTGATGGGTGTTGGAAGATCAACCCAATCAAACAACCACACCACGTCACACAGCACCTGCTCAGTGAAGGTGTACGAGTGAGCAGTGCGGTCATACAGCTTCCCACTTCGACGTACAACATCCCGATCCCTGTAGCTAGGAGTTAGATCGAGTTGAAGCACGTTGTTGGGAATAAGAATCTGGTTGTTGTTGTCAGGAGTAAACGGGTATTCATACTCCCGGTTAAAGGTCCATCCTTCTGCCTGAACCTCCCGTGACACCTGTTGAAGGGTGTCGTACGCAATTGCAACGTCCGGGTTGGTTTGATCAAGGGTGGTTACAGGCGCCTGACCAACTGACGCCAGAATTTCATTAACAGCTTGAAGCTCAGTCTGAGCGTTAGTGGTAGGGAACGGCATAACAGAAATGTTGTATGCGATGGATAAAAAAGAGGGGAGACCGAAGCCTCCCCCAATAGATCAGACGTTAGCGATGTTGCACTCAACGCCAGGATAAGCAGTACGCAGACCCTTGGTGGTCGAAGCCACAGCAGAATCAGCGACAGCAGAGCCATAACCAAAACGAGTCTTGGCTACAGAAATACGAACGGCATCAGTGGTGCAAGCACCGTTGTTGCCAGCAGCTACAGAAGCAGCCATGATGTTTTACCTCAATCAGGGAGTAGGAGCGACGTAAGGCAGCTTGCCGTCTACGTCATCAGTCTTCACCTTGTCGAGGCGAATGCCCTGACCCGAAGCCACAGTCCGACCAAACTCCACAGGAGTCAGCGGATTCTGAGTTTCAGAGCTGGCAATAGAGCCAATGGCATTCCCTTCAACAAGGATCACCGAAGTGCCAGGAACAATAGACATGTGTCTATCTCCTTATCAGGAACGAGCAGACTGCAGCTCGATAGCGCAGGCAGGGTTCAGGGTGCCGCAACCCATGGCAAGACGACCAACAATGATGTCACCTTGATACATGGTGCGAACGTCAGAACCAGTGGTCTGCACTTGAGGACCAATGGCCTCAACCACACCAGCAGCATCTTTGTGGTAGATCAGACCGCAGTGGGTGCTGAAGTTACCGGAGTAGTCGTTGTTCTCACCGTTCACAGCAGCAACAGTACCGGCCAGGAAGGGCAGGTTGTTGGAGCGCTTGATGGGAATACCAGCGATCTCATAGAGACCTTCGCCGGACTGCAGGCTACCGGAGTTGTTGCCGAAGTCACGGTTGAGGATGTTGCTATCAACCTGGCTCACCAGTGCGTAGTACTGACGAGGGGACAGCACAGCCATACGACCCTGCTTGGGCAGGTTCTTCTCATCCATGATAGAAGCAGCTTCAAAGAAGGCATCCACCAGAGCTTGAGCGTCGTACTCTTTCTGCACACCCAGTTGGATGATGCTACCGCCGGGCTCAGGGCCAGGAGCAGCAGTGATCGGGTGAGCCTCACGAGCAGCTTTAGCGATCTGACGGAAGATCTTCTTGTCGTAAGCCTCAGCCAGAGCGTGGCCGATCTTAGCGGCGATCTCAGAACGCAGGCTGTAGTGAGCCAGGGTCTCATCGAGATCGTACACAAAGGCAGAACTTACGAGAAGGTCGTCACAGACAATGGTCTTCTCAGCCACCGGAGGATCCCCAGACCCGAGGATCGGGGTGCCAGGTTCGTGATACGCCGCCTCCATGCGGCCCGTGAAGATGAACTGCATAGCCTTACCGTTCTTCAGGGTACGGCTTTGCACGGTGCCTTTGGCGATAGTGGCGCTTTCATACGCCTTGAACATTTCGCCAGAGAACAGTTTCAGATAAGTTGCATACTTGGTATCGTAAGCAGTACCAAGAGCAAGAGGAGTGGCCGACGTATTATTTACGCGACCAATAGAAGTTACGGTAGTGTTAGCCACAATAGTAAAGAGAGAAGTTTGTGTTCGTTCTCTCTAAGCGCTTAGAGAATCACATGAGTAAACATGTGTTCATTAAAGTTGTTTCTTGATGTCTGTCTCTCCAGACCGTCATGACTAAAGGTTGTCTTCCGTAGAAGGCCAATAGTCAATAAGAGCAGGGTCCGACTCTGAGGTGCCCTGCTCCATTTAGTTATTTAGTTTTAGGTGTGTAAGCAACGCCACGATACTTCAGCTTCTGCTCCTTGTCAGCAGCTTTCTGCTCCCGTACACGGGCATCCGTCTCGACCTGAGTCATTGTTCTGGATTGAAGTACCTGACCCCCGTTCCATGATCAGGCGGTATGCGTCCCAATGGGATGAACGTACGTTGCTTACTTCTTAGCAGTCTTTGCTGCTTTCTTAAATTGTGCCGCAGTCGGCGCACCACTCGATCCAGCCTTTCTCATCTTCTCACCAGAACCATTCTTGATGCGAAGACGCTTGGCGTGGATGTTGGCGTAGAGACCGGGTTTCATCAGCAGCCTTTCTTGCCGCCGCCACCCTTACCACCTTTACCTTTCATGATCAGGCAGGCCAGGCAGCACCACCGGCTTGAACCTTCGTACCTTTCGGGCTCAGTTCAGTCAGGGTTTGAGCAGTCTCGCCGTAGGCACTAATGAATGCCTGGCTGTTTGCAGTAGGAGTTACATACTGCACAGTCACCGAAGACACCTTCGGATCAAAGGGATTTGCTTTAGCCATGTCAGTTAATTCGTTGAATGGTGACTTGACCAACACCCGCACTTCTCAAACCAATCACCTCAGCAGCAGCACGACTAAGGTCAATGTCACGACCATGAACAAAAGGTCCACGATCATTGATACGGACATTAACGCAGCGTTTGTTTGAGGTATTGCAGACACGCACCTTGGTTCCAAAAGGAAGCGTACGATGTGCTGCAGTCATGGAATGCATGTTGTAGATCTCACCAGAAGCGGTGCGATTACCGTGATAAGGATAGCCATACCACGATGCAAGAGAAGCAAGAGTGAGTGTCAGAGTAAGCATGAGTTCATTGCAAAGGACTTGTATATTGCTTACTCTTCCAACATCATTTAGAAGTTGAGATCAGACATCTCAAGCTTCGCTGCTACATCTGCACGGTACGCAGGATCATTGTCGTAGCGAGGATCACTCATGGCACGCACAAGTTCAGCTTGACTACGGAACCCTTGAACCTGAGACGGTGCTTTACCAGTCAGCATCTGGCCGTCATAACCTTGAGCTTCCTGGAACCTGAAGGCAAGAGCATTCACAGCGAAGTAACAGGCCAGAGGATCACCCCTTTCCATTACTGCGTCGTACATGTTGATCTCTTGCTCAGACAGGGATTCCTGTGCCCAGGCCATCATTTGACCATACTGCTGTTCACCACCGACGATGCCTTGCAAGTTGCTGACATCCTCAGCAGTGATGGTTTCAACAGCACCACCTTCCTCAACCTGTGAGCGATACTCCAGGTACATCTGAGCAAGGTCAGTAGGATCCATGTTCTGCAGAGCCTCAAGGGTCTCTGGTGAATACTCATCCTGTGCTTCTTGCCATAGACGCTCAAGGAAGTCGACATCAACTTCTTCATCTTGAACTTCTTCTTCTTGTGAAGGTTCTTCTTCAGCAGTGTCAGCTTCGCGGTTGCCTAGCTTTCGTTGCAGCTCAATGTAGGCTTGTTCAAGATCCTCTGCATCTTTGAACTTACCAGCAAGCAGTTGTTGCTGTTGTTCCTCAAGAGCTTGACCTACTTGAAGTGAGTCAAGTTCTTCTGCAGAGAACTCACCGTCTTGAGCTTCAGTCGGATCGTACGTCAGTGTAGCCATTAGTTGTGATTACTTTGAGATTACCAAGACCAACTCGTTCAACACGATTGGGAACACCGATGGTCGGTTTGCCGATCTTGGTGCGTGGTGCGTATTTGTTGCCGGACTCATCAAAGAGTTCACGATCCTCAGCCGATAGGGGCTGGGGCACCGGCTTGTTCTTCTGGCGCTGAGGCCGCGAGGGGATTGCCTTGTCCATTGATCATCTCCATTGCTTGTGGGTTTTTACTTGGATCCATCAGTGGAGTCTTAGCCAACTGACCAATCTGTTGAGTAAGCATCATGTCCTTCTGCATACTCATGTTCTCCATCTGTTCTTGCTTCATTTCAGCAACACTCTTGACGAGGTTCAACACGTCGATGCCTTGAGCAGCAGCCAGACGTTTGATTACTTCATCACTGTTGATGTACTTCGCAAGAGCTTCAGGCCCCATCGTTTGTGCAATGGTCTGCAGGAACGAGCCAAGACTTTCTCTATCTTGTCCTCGACCCAGTGCATTAACACCAGCAACAATAGTAGGCTTAACAATGTCCTTTGGAAGACGTGGAATCTGACCAGTCTTTTGGAAGACATTGAGCTTACGGTTTAGATACGGAACAAGGAACTCAGTCGTCAGCAAACTGAATAGTCCACCGAGTTGTTGTTCCAGTTCCATTTGAGTCATCCGTACTTCCTCAGCAGTTGTACGTTCTGACTGCCTTACAGAAAGGATGAGGAATGCTTCAGACAACCGACGTTCCAACTGCTGCATCATTTCAAATGCAGTTCGGAAGTCCGCAGTCTTTCCAACCTGAATGACACCAATGTCATCCGGTCTTCCTTGAACGATGGCACCGTTGCCTGCCTGAGCCAGCGTGGCCGGTTTGGTAGTGCTTGAGGGTGATACTACGAAGACAACCTTAGCGGCTGCTGCAGAGCCTTCTACGAGAGCCTGAGAGAGTGCTTCAAGGGAGCGTAGATCTCCGATGAATTCCTCTACTCGACCACGACCATAGACTTCACCATCAACAGTGTTGAACCGAAGAACAAGCCACGGGTTTGCTTCAATGGGTGCTTTGCCCATTGAACCCGGAATGATCTTGTCTTCGTATTCTTGATGCCAGACAAACCTGTTGTTGTCTCGGCGGATGTGAGTGTAGATGTCTGCCTCATCATTCCGTTCTGCCTCAGTGCCTGCCACATCATTGGGCACAGCCATGGGTAGAACCTTCATGAGAAGCTTCTTTGAGATGCGTTCTTTTGTGACTATTTCAAGCACATTACCGTTGCCATCTCTTTCTACAACGTAGCGATTCAAGGGGTACAGCTTGAGCTGTTTCTCTCCCATGAAGACCAACGCATTACCTGTCACCACTAGATGCTTCAGTGCTTGGTGTACAACGACACGATCACTAGAAGCAGCAATAGATTCAAGGATGATGCGTTCGATCTTTGCAAAGGAAAGATCCAACTCTGACTTAGCTTCGGGAGGAAGCTCAGTACCCAATGCACTGTCATTTACCTGTAGCTTAAAGAAGCTGGTTTGAGGAGGCAGTAGTGCCAGCATCAATTTCGATGCCAGAGTGACTACCCCCTTTGCACCAACGCTTTGCCATGGTGTAGGTAGATGACGTGCTCCTTTGACCCACTCCTCTTCACCACGATTGAGGTAAGGAAGAGTAAGATCAGCAGCTTGTCTTGCTACGTTTAGAAAGTTTGAACGGTCACTTGCTAAATAGTCATACCGTGATTTGGCTGACATTAGCGTCCAGTATTAAGTGAGTTTCCGTATTGCAGTCCGCGACCAAGCAGACCAGTACCACGTCCGTAGATACCAAGTTGACGAAGACGTGATTTAGCACGATTGAGTTTGTTGGCACCAAGAGCACCAAGTCCTCCACCAGCCATCATGCCAGGACCAGGGTCAGATGTTGAAGCGACGGGATCTGTCGTCACAGGATCTTCTGTAACAGGATCCTGTACGGTTTGATCGTTATTTACCTGATTTGGCACATAACCTACGCCACCAATTGGGTTCTTGATTACCTTTTTGTCTTGTTCAGGTAGTGAATACTGCTTACCAAATCCGCGAACGGTTTCACGTCCACCAGGTCGGATAGCTGTGCCACCCATCATGAACCTGCGATCCGTACCAGGAGTCACCGAGCCATAACCACTCTGAGGATTTTGGTAGCCGCCACTTGCGCGAGTTCCACGCATACCTTCTAATGCTTGACCAATCCTCCCAGTGCCAAAGGTAGGCTTCTGGGTTAGCCCGTAGAAACCACCATAAGCAGGCCCAGCCTCCTTAATGAGCATGTTAGCGGCACCAGAATTAAGATTAATACCTGTCCTCTCGTTAGATTTCAGGTTCTGGTTAACAGAGTCAAGCCGTTTGACAACAGTCTGCGCCGATGCACCAGTTGACTTGGTGATGTTATTTAGTTCTTGCTTGGTGATGCCACCTACACCCGCTTGCCGAATAGCAAGCTTGACGCCTTGATTTTTTGATTCCTTCTTAGCCATTGTTTTCTTCAGTGAGACGATGGTTGATCCACTCGACCACTGAACGTTGGCCAGAGCGGTACATTATTAAGTTTGTCGGATCATCTGGATGTGGATTAACTGAAGGAAAGTTCTCCTCCAGTTCTTGTAAGATTGGTTGAAGCTGGAGACCACTGGTCTCAAGCATACTGAGGTAGGTTGGGGTTTGCATGTTCAAAGAACGCAGGCATCCGAGCACGTTGTGTATCGATCAACCCTTCTGCTTTACCTGCATACATCAAGCTGTCACTTTGATCAAGCCAGAACTGTTTGTCCAAGTACTTGTTCTCTGACTTCTTGAGTGGTTGCATTACCCAAGCAATGGTTGCCTTCCTGAGGCGATCAAGAGAAGGAGATACAGTGAGACCAAGCTCACGACATACCAAGCTATTCGTTGCCACATGAACTTGCTCATCCCTGCTGATGTCAGCACTTACTGTTCGGAGACCAGCGTCACCATTAAAGCGGAAGAATGGCAGTAGAACGAAGAAAATTGCACGCTCGGCCACCATTGCTTTGAGGACCGTGTGATCTGGATGCGCCGTCCAAGCATCGCGGAGTCGCATGGCTTCGGCTTCAGCAACTGGGTCAGTGCCGATAGCTTGGGCGATGTAACCGAGAGCCAAGTCGTGGTTCTCTTCGTCTGTGATGTTGGATCGCAGTAAGTCCCGCGATAACTCTGGAACTTCATTCTTCAATGCATCGTTAATAAAGTCGCCAACAGGAAGTTCCATGTGGCGAAGGGCGAGAGCCCGGAAGATAGTTTCCTCCGAGCCCTCAGCAAGCTGACCAGCAGTGGTTTGCACTGGGGTCCACTTACGTTTACGATTAAAGAGTTTCTGATAAGGGTTCATTCGCCGCAATTACAATCAGGAGCAGGGTCGTCATTAAACAACTCGTCCAGGTAATCGTCGATGTCAGATTGAGACAACGCAGCGTATGCGTCTGACTTATCCTGAACATCTCCCATCACCTGCAAGCTGTAATACAAAGAGGTTTGGGGGCTGCTCAGCCACTCCTCGATGAATGCTTCGTCGTAAGTAACTACGTCACTCCACGAATTAAAACTATATCCGTGTAGCAAATTTGTCATACTGAGAAGTCGGACAATACCGTTAGCTACTTTGAAGTAATCATCCCAGCCAACTTCAGACGCGATCTCAACCGGACCGTAGTCAAAGCTCTGGACGCCAAACGTACCGCTGTCACGGTCCACTTGACGGGCAATGGGAGGAGCGATCTCAGGGGTAGTGGTGTACCCATCGAGATCTTTGTATCGGTAACTGCACGAGGCCGTAGGTGCAATGGCAAAGGCACGCACCATGTTGTTGGCCTTAGCGATCTCTGCAGCCTCACGGATACCAGCGTGGATCTCATGAGCCAGCACTGCAGCAGGAGTCCGTTCATGAGGTTCGTTGTTGACGATGTGCAACAACGCCTCACCAAACTCCTTGTAGCTCACCCCTTGTTGACGGAGCAGGTTGGAAAGCCCAAGCATTCCGAGACCGACCTGGCGATCAACCTCTGGAGTGAGGTATTCACCGCTGTCTCCAACACCTGTTTTTGAGTGGAGGTGACACAGTTCGGACATTCCACGTGAAAACGCAGATCGAATGTCATCAAGTTCGCATGCCCCAAGGTTGACATGTTGCAGTAGACAGGTGCCCCGTGTTGGCAGGTACACCTCCAGGCAAACATTTCCGTAGATACGTTGTCCA